CCTTGACCACCACGCGCTTGCACTTGTGGCTGGGTGACAGCACCCGCATAACCTGCCGGGCGTGCGGTGTGCGGCTAGAGCGGTATTTGCCATACTCATTGGCCCCACTGTCCGCGGGGATGACCATGTGCTCATCCGCCCACTGATCAAACGGCATGTTGGGGTCTGGAGCCAAGCCTTTGGCAATGGCATCCATCACGGCTGCGTAGCCGTTGGCCATATCACTCATGTACCAACTCCAGGCGGCGCAGCCAGCGCCATGCGTTGCACAAGCTGGCCGGTGAAGGACTCCAGCAAGTGGCGCAGCTCTTTGGCAATGACCTCTTCACAGGCCGACGGATCGGCCAGCGTGGCAACTTCGGCGGCCATCCTGCGACTGCAATTTGTCATCCCATCCCGAAGCCCCCGGGCTGCATCAAAAAATGCAGACTCCACTTTCACTTTTTCAACCAGCAGCCCTTTGATCCGCGCTTCTTCCAGCTCGGCCAAATTGGCTTCGGCAACTTTGTGTCGAAGTCGGGCAGCGTTGAAATCCTCAAGCCCACCACCATCCCCAAAACCGGAATCCGGCGGTGGCGGGATTCTCGGAGGTGCATCAATCACAGACGCGGGCTTGCGTGCCGCAATGTTTTGGTGCGCCTCTCGCCACGCCTTGGCAGCCTCCACCGTATCCACCGGCATGCCCTGCTTTTTGAGCTTGGTCATGCTCGCTGGAGACAGGTCAAGCGCCCTTCCAATGGCTGCTTTGGATAGTTTTTGTGTATCGTTCACCGCTGGCGCTGGCGTCACCATCCGTTGCACCGCCCCCACGCCCGCGCAAGACCTGATCACCGGCTTGATGCGGGTGGGTGCGAATGAGTGGGCGTACCTATG